TCGCATCCACCCGCATCCGCTCGGTGCCGTTGGTGACGAAGGTCAGAATGTCGGCCCCAGCCCGTCCGACTCCGGTGTTGGTGTCACCGTCGAACCCGTAGACGACGCTGTTCGATGTGGTGAGGTCATCCGCGAGTATCTGCCCCGCGAACGTGGCGGTGCCGGAAGCGTCGATCTTCAGCCGCTCGGTCGGCGTTGCCGTTGCACTGCCGGTCGCTGATGTGCGGAACGACAGGATGCCGCCAAAGTTTCCCGTGTCCACGCAGCGAATGTCGGCGGCCCAGCCCGTCGAAAACACGTTGTGCGTGAATCGGATACCGGCAAAACTCTGCCCCGACGACACAGTGCCATTCAGCAGCATCGTCGCTTTGTCGGCGTCTGACGTGGCGAACGAAAATACCGTGAGCGGCAGCGAAGTGGGTGTGACTCCAATGCCAACATTCCCGCTTGCATCGATCACAAACGGCGACGTATCCCCGCTCGCGTCGTTGACGACGAACGAGTTGGCGGTGCCCGCGTTGGTGATCGTCAGCGGGACGACGTTGCCGCTGTTCTCAAATGTGGCGGCACCCGTAATCGCCGCCCCTGCCTGCCCGACGATCTGCCCCGCGAACGTGGCGGTGCCGGTGGAGGAGATGGTGAGGCGGGTTTCACTGCTGGTCCCCAGTTGGACCGACCCTGCGTCAAGGGCTACCAGCGCAAGAGAGCCTGTCCCCCTGTGATGGATGATGGATTGCCCATTTGCGCCGCCGTTGTCGCGTCCGACTCGCAGTCCGTAGTCGGTATATGTGGTGTCTCCGATGCAGTCGATGAGCGCAAATCTATTCCCAGTCGCACCGACGCCGACGTTGACGATTGTGGCTGTAGTAGACGCCGTGCCGACGTGCACCGTGTCGCCGCAGGCAAACGTGCCCGTGAATGTAGGACTCGCCGTCGGCTGCACCGATAGCGTGGTGCGTGCCGCTGCGGCGTCGGCTGACGAAATCAAGGAGCGACCGAACGACGTGCAGGTGATCTCCTCCACACTGCCGGCGCCGGCGGAGGAGCGCCCCAGCAACTTGTCGGTCGCCGTCACGTAGGGCGTGACATAGGAAAGCGAGGAGTACGCCGTGCTGCCGTCACCCAACTTGAACCTGCGGGTGTCGGTCTCAAACACAAGCTCCCCGGCCGCTGGCGTGGGGTTAGCCGACGCCACCGCAGAGGCGGTGCCACGCTTGTGCTTGATCTTGATGGTCATCAATAAGAGCCGCCGTCCAGCTCCGTCGCCCAGGAGATGGTGTCGGTGCTGGCCGTGTAGTACAGGACGCCGTTGCTGGTGCCGCCGCCATCCAGGGCGCTGATGGTGTTGGTGTCATTGGCGACCAACACAGTGCCCTTGGCTGCTGAAGTCAGGCCGGTGCCGCCTTTGGACACGCCAATGGCCGTGCCGTTCCATGTGCCACTGACGTTGCCGCTGGCGGTCACGTCGGTGCAGGACAGATCACCAGTGCCAAGGCTGATGTCCTTGTTGGCATCAACCACCAGGGCCTTGGACGCTGTGGCTGTGCCGGCCGTGACGCCGGCCAGCGTGTTCAGCTCCGCAGCGGTGGACGTGACCGACGTACCGCCGATCTTGAACGTCCCGGACAGGTTGACTGTGCCGGAGTAGGTGTAGGTGCCGCTGGCGGTCTGCGTGGCAGTCAGGCTCAGAAACGCCCCAGGCCCGCCAATGGCCAGAACGGACGCACCGCCGCCGGATCCCTTGCCGATGTGCAAAATGTCATCGACTTCAGAAAACGCCAGCTCCGACTGAGCGAGCGTACTGGGCGCCCCGCTCGCGCCGCCGGTCGCACGTCTCTTGATCCGCAGCGTAGCCATTAGAAATCACCTCCGTTGACAACTTCCTGCTCTGGATAGTTACGCCATTTCCCTGATGAGTAACGCAGTACATCGCCCGTTTGGACGCTGGTCAGCTCAAACTCAGTGATGTTGTCCAGGCTGGCGGAGGCGGTGTAGTACGGCAGGGCATTCCACGCCGTTTCACCGTCACCAATTTTGAACTGGTTGGTATCCAGTTCCAAACCGAGTTCGCCCGCCAGCAGGACCGGGTTGCGCTCTGTCCAGGTCGCCGCCAGACCCCGGCGGAGTTGAAGGCGGTTTCTGCTCATGGCGCACTCCGTTATCTATTGCCCGCCATCCTCATTGCGGGCTGCGAAGTACCTGCGAACCCAGGAACGCAGGCCGTCCGGAGCGGAGTCGGTCCATTCCAGGAGTCCGTTGTCGGCAATGCGGAGGTGTTCCGCCGGATCGAAGCCGGCGTTGATCACGGGCTGCCAACGGTCCACGTAGTGCCTGTCCTGCCGCGTGCCGTGGAACAGGTGGAACGCTTCGCCCTTCAGGGCTCCGATGTTCCCGCCCACCTTGCTCCAGGCCGTTTTGGCCCAGGGCTCGTAGTCACGCTTCATTGCCTCGCTCATCCGGCCCATGCAGCGGGAATGCTCCAGGCCCATCCATCCCTCCAGGCACATGGCGTCGCCGGAACCGACGATGTGCCGGTCATAGAGGGGGAATACGGACCGCCGTGCCGCCCATGCCCCGCCAGGAGAACTCACCCCGGCCCCCATGTACCGCTCGGCCATGGGTCCCACGCCGGCCAGGACCTGGACCACCGCCCCGTCCTCATCGCAGCAGTGCCAGCGGTTCCAGAGCTGGACCACCGGATACTCAGCCAATGCAGCCATGGCCTTTGAGGGCCAATCCCTGTCCAGGAACAGGATGTCGGCGTCGATCCAGGCGATGTGCGTGAAGTCCTTGGGGAGGGCCTCCACCAGCAGGTTGATCAGACGCTCTTTTTGCCAGAGGGCCTGGCCATCCCGTGCGTGGATCTGGATGAAGGCGTCGGTCGTCGGAAAGTGCTGCCCAGGAAACGCCACCTCTGCGCTGAAAACAGGCACGCCGTGCCACTTCATGGAGTGCAGGAACCGCAGGTAGTTGCCCCTGGGCCGTGACCAGTTGGCTGGATTGAAGTGGCAGCAAACAACGGCCAGCCTGCCGGGTCGTTTAGCCCTGGGGCTGCGCTTGGCCATGGAGAGAATGCGCGACACGGACCTCCTGGGAAGACTGACGCCACGCTTCTCTGCCTCCTCGGCAATCCATGACTCCAGGACTGCGTCTTCGGCACGGTCGGCCTGGGCCGCGCGAGCCATAGCCACGCCGCTGCGCAATGGCGCACGCAAGAGCAGGCTGCCGATGCGGAGTAGCCGCTGGCCGATCACGTTCCGCCGCAGCAGTTGGGCACCACTCGCCAGCGTTGGCTGGTTGGATCGTAGCGCCCGTGAGCCCACTGGTTCTCGCCCAGTGAGAAGTTCACCCCGCCCGGGCACAGGAACGCCGCAGAGTCGGTGCTGTGATTGTGGACGAACGTGACGTTGTTGACACCCACATTGACAAACACGGCCCTGGTGGACCCGTCACGCACGGCGTTGGTGATGCCACGCAATTCGGTGTTGGTTGACGAGGTGAGGCGGTACACGTCGGCTACCGTGGAAATCACGGAGTTGCTGATCGTCACTGTGGCCCACCGTTCTCCCGTAGCCACGGCAGTGACGAAGTCGGTCACCGCGGTGGAGTTGTGACTGTGCGACGATGGAGCGGCACCAATCGTTGTCGCGTTCAGACTGACCGCCCCCGTAAGGCCGTTGACTGACGTGACCGGCGCAGCCGTTCCGGCGACGATGGCCACGGCGCTATTGAAGCCTGTGATGTCTCCCGTCGCATGACTGTGCGAAGCCAGGGCCGCGCCCACTGAGGTGGCGTTGAGGCTCACGGCCCCCGTGGCGCCGTTCACAGACGCCACGGGCGAAGCCGTACCGGCGACCACCGCCACTGCCGTGTTGAAGTTGCTGATGTCGGCCGACGTGATGGCTACCGCTCCAGTCCTCCCGGCTACCGAATGGACCGGGCCAGACAGTGCCGCAATCGCCCCCGCCGTGACACGCTGGGTTTGCGTGTTGCCGGCGTTGTTGATGATCAGGATGGCGTTGGGGTCCGCGGCACCGACCGGCAGTGAAGAGATTTTGATCGACGGCATGTCACTTACCCTTCGGTCGATAGGAGTGCTTGGCGATGATCATCTCCCGTAGCTCGCCCGCCTTCTTGTTGGGATGGAGCTTGCGGTAATGCCGCATGTCCTCGGCGATGATCTTCTCGGACAATGGCGCCCGCTTGGGAGGAACAGGAATGCCCTTGTGGCTGACGATCCCCTCCACGGTCAGGTTTCGTTTCCGGGCCACGCGGACGATGTCGGCCGTGGAATCCACCCACGCCTCCGGGTCCTTGTGGGCCCGCTTGTCTGCAAGACCGCCCACGTACTGCTTGCCGGCCGTACTGATCCCGGCCTCGCGGGCCTCACGGAGCATGTGTTCCGCCATCAGCTTTGGCATGTCGTCAAACTGCTGCTGGTTGTACCGGCCCTGGTTGAACGCCCGGTCCGTGCCCTTTGTGCCGGGAGGGCACTGGAGCGCACACATCGAAGCCCATTTCTCACCGTAGGGCAGGGCGGCCTTGTAGGTCCGCACTGCCTCTGGGCCTGCGTCAAGCACCTGCTGGGGGATTGGCATTCTGTTGCTCCGGAGGAGGTTGCGGAGGAGGCGGAGGGACCATGTACCGTGCCACGTCGATGTCCATGGATCGTCCCCAGTCTTCCAGGAGTGCGTTGAACAGCTGCGGCTGCCCGGCCTGGAGCAGGCCCTGCGCCACGGGCATCATGACCTGGAGGGCCTGGTTCATTTGTTCGACCTTCGTCCCCTTGTTGGGCTTCCTGGCGCTGCCTGCCTCAACGCGGTAGTCGAACTCACGGACGATCTCGTCCGGGCTCGCGGCCAGGACGTGCATCTGCCACGCACCCGCAGCCATGGGACCAAGCAGCGGGGCGATGTCCTGCGGCTGCACCAGCCACCTGGCGCAGAACGCTTCCTTCCTGGCAAGGAGGGACATGGCGTCTTCAAGCTGGTTGGCCATGTCGTCTGGCCTGACTGATATCTGCTCGCTTTTCACGGCGGCTTCTGCGGCTGACCTGAACTGATTTCTGGACATGCCGTAAATCAGCTCTGTCAGACCGACGCGCCGGTCGAACAGGTTGGTGACCTCGGCCACTATCTGGAACAGCTCATTCGGAACACCTGGAAGATTGAAGACGCTGATCACGTCATTCACCGACCTGCCAATCGCCTCACTGATCTCTACGATCTTGAAGCCGGAATCATCGGAATCCAGGATCTTGGCCTTCAGGTCGTTGTCCGCGGCCTTGGCGACACCGATGAGCGTCTGACTGGAGGTGGCGATCTTGGTGGCGATGAAACTCATCGCATAGTTGATGAAACGCAGCTCACCGATGCCCGGTTTAATGATTGAGATGGGGTACGAATACCCCGGCTTGCCGTGCCACTGGAGGATGGTGCAGGGCCACCCGTCCGGCTCCACCCAGAACGGGATGGGCCACTGAGCCGCTTGGAACAGGCGCTGCGGCAGGCCGGTCTCGTCCACCTCGTCCTGGATGATGTCCGGCGGCAGGTTCAGCGGATACGGCACGCCCTCGCAGACGACGATGTAGCAGAAGTCGCCCAGGGCATCGAACTTGCCACGGAGCTTCTGGTCCGCATCCTTCAGGCGGTCTCCGAACCCCGTCTTACTGTAGATTTCCCAGTACGTGACGAGGTCGTTGGTCTTGCCGTTCTTCTTCTTGGTTTCGTAGCCCACCTCACGGCGGCGGCTGCGTGAGTCATAGGACTCACTGTGGCCCTTCAGGTCTTCTTCCGGGACACCAAACTTCTGGGCGACGAAGTCCCGTGAGTGCGTGCGGCGGCGGGCGATCCAGCGGATATCCTGCTGGTCGTCGGCGTCCGGATCCCAGAGGACGTTGTCGAACGTCTCATAGAACGAACCGGCGACACGGGTTTCCGTTCCAGGGAACTGGAACAACTCCGTGAACCAACACCCGGCCCCCTTGATCAGCGCCTCGTCCACCACCTTGCGGCTGTGGTCCTTGAGGTGGAGTTCGTTGGGCGTGTAGTTGAGATACTCCTCCAGAAGCTTGGCGATGACGCCACGCTTCTCAGAGAGGAACTGGGTCTGCTGGACCAGCTGCTGGTACATCTGCATGCCTGGATCAGGCATCATCACCGGCTGGCCGTCCGGTCCGATGACGGGCTGGCCATCAGGCCCCATCTGCGGTACTGGAGGTTGGGGAAATATCCCCAGCATCTGCGGGCTCACCATGGGGTACTGGCGGGCCGTGACGTTCCGCACCGGGTTGCGGTGATGGATCACCGCGCCGAAGAGGCGAACAGCCTCCCAAACGCGGTTGATGGTCATCCGGAAGGCCGGCGGTGCCAGACCCTTCACAAACCCCTTGACGCCCCGCGTGTAGTCATTGCGGAACATCCAGGCGTTCTCGCCGTCATAGAACTGCATGGCCTCATCAGCGTCCTCCTGAAAAGGCCGTTTGTGTTCCTTGGCGAGTT